TTCTCCCCCTCCTGGAGGGGCCTGGGCTACCCTGTGGGCATGGGGTACGACCACCGCCACCGCCAGGCCCGTGCCGAACTGTTGGCTGACCGCCCGGTTTGTGTTTGGTGTCGTGGGGCTGTGGCGACCGAAGCTGACCACGTTCCGCCGTTGGCGTCGTTCCCGCCTGGCGAGTGGGTCGGGCAATACGTTCCGAGCTGCGGCCCGTGCAATGCTTCCCGTGGCGGCCGGCTGGCTGCGCAACGCAAGAAGCCGAAACCTGTAACCTCGAGGAAATGGTGATATGGGTCGACATCGCAAAGCCGTAGAAACGTTTCTCGAAACTGCCGAGGGCGACCCAGTTGTCGTCGAAACATGTCGAGGGCTTGCTGATCGTTGGGATGCGATCGAGGCCGGCGCTGAAGGTGCCGGACAAATCCCTCAAATCGCGGCCGTTTTGCTTCAATCGTGCGAAAAGCTGTCGATTCCGCATGAGGATGCCCTGGCTTCGCTTGAGAACGCATTGAAGGCTGTATGACGTACCCGGCGGCTTTGCACGCCACTCCTGCAAGCGATTCACCGAGCCGAGGCCACTACCTGGCCCAGGTCGCCGAGCTCATGGGCTTGGACTTGTTCGGCTGGCAGCGGCAGGTTGCTGACGTGGCCCTCGAGGTCGACGAGGCCGGCCGGTACAAACGCCGCACCGTCGGCTTGTCGGTCGGTCGTCAGAACGGCAAGACAGCGCTGCTGTCGGCACGCATCGGCCTCGAGCTGCTCGCCGGCGGCCACGTCGCCTACACCGCCCAGGACCGAGGCGGCGCACGCCTCAAGTTCCAAGAAACAGTCGAAATGCTGCGACCCGGCCTCGGCTCACGCTTCCAACAGCTCCGGCTCGCAAACGGCAGCGAATGCCTGACGATGACTAACGGCGCATCGTTCCGAGTGGTCACCCCCTCAAAAGACGGAGCTCGTGGTCTGTCGCTCGACCTCGTCGTGATTGACGAAGCGCTGGCGCATCCGCTTGAGCTCGTCGGTGCCCTCGGTCCCACAATGTCCACCAGGCCGTCGTCGCAAATGTGGCTCGCCTCAAACGCCGGCACGAGCTCATCGCAACTGCTGCGCCACTACCGTGATCTCGGCCGTGCTGGTGACTCGCCCTCGCTGGCTTGGTTCGAGTGGGCTGCAGCTGACGACGCCGACCCTGACGATCCTAAAACGTGGCTGGCAGCGATCCCGACGCTTGCCGAGGAGAAAGGCGTCACGATGGCGGCCGTCGAGGACTTCCACGGCACCATGACCACCGACTTGTTCGATCGGGAAATCTTGAATCGGTGGCCGTTGGAAGCCGGCGACTACGCCCTCGACCTAGCCGTGTTCGCACAGCTTGAGGAGCACGACCTGCCGCACGGCGACAAACTCGCCCTCGGCGTCGACGTCAGCCCGATGCGAGACTGGTCAACAATTGCGATCGCTTCGCAGACTGGCAACCGGTACCTTACCGAGATTGTTGACCATCGGCCCGGTGTCGGCTGGGTACCCGCCCGGCTCGCCGAGCTTGCACAACGATGGGGCGCAACAATCGTTATTGACGCCGGCGCAGCCGCTGGGTCGCTGCTGCCACACTTGCAGCATCTCAACACGCTTGAGGTCGGTGCCCGTGACTACTGCGCCAGCTGCGCCACCATGCACGACGCCATCGTCGACGGCAAACTGGCACACCTCGGCGATACCATCCTTACCGACGCAGTCGCCTCGGCTACTCGCCGCCGGCTCGGTGATCGGTGGGCTTGGAAGCGTACAAGCGACGAAAGCCCAATCACGCCGCTTGTGGCTGCTAGCCTTGCACTATGGGGCGCAATATCAGTCGCGCCGAAACCTACCCCGCAGGTGTTTTGATGTATCACGCCGCCCTTCAAGTCGCCGGCTTGCTGCTGGCGATCTTCGCTGTGTTGATGGAGTTCGGAGCGTGGCCGGCAGCGTTCGCTGTCGGTATCGCTGTCGTTATCGTGTCGGCCGCTGTTGAAGCTGGTGAAGCGTGATCGGCGACCTGATCCGCAGAAACGTCCAAACGAGGGCAACGACAATTGAGCTGCCCGCCCGCAGCATCACGTCACAGACGCTGTTCGGCCCAATGTCGGTGACCCGTGACACGCTGCTGTCCGACGTTGTCGCAAACCGGTGCGTGACCCTTATCAGCGATCAGTTGGCTTCGCTGCCCGTTTACGCCGAGCGCAACGGCGAAATGGTCGAAACGCCGACCCTGCTCGCTGCTCCCGAGATTGACCGTACCCGCTCCGAGTTCATGGCCGCCCTGGTCACGTCGCTGCTGATCAACGGAAACGCTTACCTACTCGCCGGTAACCGCAACAGCCTCGGGTTTGTGCAGAACGTCGTACTGCTCGACCCTGAAGCCATCCAGGTGTTCATGCAGGACGGCCGGCCGCAGTACCGCACATCGCGAGGCGCATTGAATCCTGAGGATGTGCTGCACATCCGCAATTTCACGCTGCCCGGTCACGTCGTCGGATACGGCCCGCTCGACTACAACCGGCAAAGCATCGCCCAGGCGCTCGCCGCCGACCAGTACGCAGCACAAGCATTTACGACCGGTGCGCTGCCCGACGGTGTGCTGCACTCCGAGAACGAGATTACCAGCGAGCAGGCCCACGACCTGAAGCAGGCATGGATCGCCGGCAACGGCGGCCGGCAACGAGGCCCGGCCGTACTGTCCGGCGGCGTCAAGTACCAGCCGCTCGAGTTCTCATCCGTCGACATGGAGCTGCTCGACAGCCGCCGGTACAACGCCGAACAAATGTGCACCTTGTTCGGTGTCCCGCCGCACCTCGTCGGCGTCCCCTCGCAAGACTCCAAGACCTACAGCAACGTCCAGCAGGACTCGCAGTTCTTCGTCCGCTTCACGTTGCGGCCGCTCGCAGTCAAGATTGAGGAAGCGCTGTCGACGCTGCTGCCTCGAGGTCAGCGGGCCGTGTTCAACTTCGACGCTGTGCTGCGAGCAGACACACAAACACGTTACGACGCATACGAAACCGGTCTGCGGGCCGGCTTCCTTACCATCGACGAGGTCCGAGCTTTGGAGGGATTGACGTGACCGAGATCGAAACCCGCACTATCACGTTCGACGGCATCGAAACCCGCACCGATGACGACGGCTTCCGGCACCTGGTCGGCATCGTCGTGCCCTGGGCCGGCGAATACCGCATGCCAAACGGCCTTACTGAATCGTTTGAGCGTGGCGCATTCACAAAGACGTTGCAGGAACGTGGCGACCGTATTCCGCTGTATCAGCAGCACGAGTCACGCTCGACGTTGCCAGTCGGCACGTCGGTCGGCTGGGAAAACACCGCCGACGGCCTTGTCGCTGACTTTCGCATGGCCCGCACCGAACGAGCAGCCGAAGTGCTGTCGCTCGCCGATGACGGCATGGTGACCGGCTTGTCAGTCGGCTTCATCCCGGTACGGTCCCGCACCGAGACACGCTCGACTGGACAGCACGTCGTCCGAGTTGAGGCCCGCATGGATCACGTCGGATTCGTCGCGCAGCCGGCCTACGACGGCGCACGCGTGCTCGCTGTGCGTCACTTCGACGCCGACGACCCCGAGATCGCACCGAGGCTCGCCCGCTGGCGTGGAGCGTTCGCGTGAAGTCCGCACAAATCACCGTCGGCACAAGCGCTGTCGAGATCATCCCCGCTGCTGATCTGCACCGGCACGTCTACCTGCATCACGACTCAAACCAGTCAATCTGGATTGGCGACGCCACCGTGTCAAACTCGACCGGGTTCCACCTGCACAAAACGACCTATCACGAGCTTGTCCTGCCAGCGCACTCGCCGCTGTACGCCATCGCTGACTTAGCCGGCCAAATAATTGATGTTCTTTACCTGGCCGACTGATCTGGTAACCTCACACAAAACCCACGTTGCGCCGCTGGAAGCGCCGCCCGCCAGCTACGGGCACCCGGCCAGCACCCGACACCCCCACCCCAACCCAAGAAAGGCGCAACCGTGCGTTTGCTTGATCAGCTCGTCGAAGAACGAGCAGAACTTTCCGAAACTGTCGACGGCATCCTGACCCGTGCAGCCGACGAAACCCGTGACCTGACCGAGGCCGAGGACAAGAACCTCGCTGATCTCAAGGCCCGAGCCGATGCCCTCGACGAGCGCATCACCGAGCTTCGCGACATTCAGGTTCAGAACCTCGAAGCGGCCAAGCTTCGTGCCGAGGTTGCTGCGACCGACGAGCCCGAGTCCCGTGCGGCTGCCGGCGTCGTCAACGTCACCAGCGAGCCGCTTACCTACGCCGAAGAGCGCAACAACGTGTCGTTCTTCCAGGACATGTACCAGTCGCAGTTCTACGGCGACCCAACTGCAACTCAGCGTCTGGCTCGTCACCGTGATGAAATGGCTGTCGAGCACCGTGACGGCACCTCGGCGAACTTCGCCGGGCTTGTCGTCCCGCAGTACCTGACTCAGCTCGCTGCCGAGCTCGCTCGTGCGGGCCGACCGACTGCTGACCAGTGCACGGCGCTTCCCTTGCCGCAGGCTGGACTCAGCATCGAGGTGAGCCGCATTACCACGGGAGCCTCTGCAGCCGTCCAGGCCGCTGAGAACGACGCTGTTTCTGAGACTGACGTCGACGACACGCTTCTCTCGGTTCCCGTCAGGACCCTCGCCAGTGGGCAGCAGCTCTCCCGTCAGGCCATCGAGCGTGGCACCGGCGTTGACGCGCTGATCGCTGCGGACATGATGGGCGCTGTTGCGACCGTGCTCGACGATCAGGTCCTCAACGGCTCCGGCTCGTCCGGTCAGATGCTCGGCATCCGCAACGTCTCTGGCATCAACGACGTCACCTACACCGACGCGTCGCCGACCGCTGCCGAGCTCTACAGCAAGATTGTCGACGGCATTCAGCAGGTCAACAGCAACCGGTACGCCGGTGCCGATCTCATCATCATGCACCCTCGCCGCCTGGCCTTCATGCAGGCTGGCGTCGACGGCAGCAACCGCCCGCTGGTCGTCCCGACTCAGAACGTTCCTCAGAACGCCATGGGTGTCGGGCCGGTCGCTGGCTACGGCAACACCGGAGCCAGCATCGCTGGCCTGCCCGTCGTGACCGATGCGAACGTCACCACGGCGCAGGGTGCAGGCACAAACCAGGACGAGATCTACATCGTCCGGCGCAGTGACCTGCTGCTGTTCGAGGACGCTGGCGCACCCGCCATGGCTCGGATGGAACAAACGGCCGGCTTGAACCTCACGGTCACCCTCGTGAGCTACCAGTACGCCGCCTTCACGGCAGGCCGCTACCCGGCTAGCATCGCCCGCATCGGCGGCACTGGCCTCGTGACCCCGACCTTCTGATAGGTCCCCCTTCGTCGGTCGGGTCGGTACCAGTCCCGGCCCGGCCGACACCTCCTACCTCGAAAGGTTCAGCATGTCTGACGCCCTCTGGGAAAAGCAGGCCCCCAGCCGCATTCAGAAGCCCGTCAAGGCTCCTGAAAAGGTTCCGGCTGAGAAGGCCACCAAGAAGGCCAAGAAGGCCTGACAATGGCTTACACGTCCCTGACCGTGCTCAAGGACTACCTCGGCATCCCGAGCGGCACCACGTCGGAAGACACGCCGCTTACGGCAGCGATTAACGCTGCGCAGGACCTGGTCGACGGGTACACCAACACAACATTCGAGACGGTCACCGAAGCCCGTGTGTACCGTGCCGAAGACCCGCAGGTGTTGCTCGTCGACCAGTTCCACACCCTCACCGGCCTCGTCGTCAAAACCGACACAAACAATGACGGCACCTACGACACGACCCTGACGATCACGACCGACTATCTGGTGCAGCCGTTTAACGAGCCGCCGTTTACGTCGCTGCTGCGAGTGTCTGGCGATTGGCCCCGTTACGACTCAGGCCGGCCAGCCGTGCAAGTAACAGCCGCCTACGGCGACCAGAACGACGCAGCTGTCCCCTACGCCGTGCAACAAGCTGCCCTGATCCTCGCCGCACGGCTGTACCAGCGCAAAGCGTCGCCGCTCGGCATCATGACTGGCTTCGCAGACTATGGAATTGCGAGAATCAGTCGACAGGACCCCGACGTCGCTGCGCTGCTGCAGCAATACAAGCGGCTGGCTACCGCCTGATGGCCGACTACACCGCCATTCGGGACGGCCTCGCCACACGCCTCGAGACTGTCCCGACGTTTCTAACGGTGCACGCCACCGTTCCAAGCCGCATCGTTGCGCCGTCAGCCGTTGTCGTTCCTGGCCGGCCCGTTGCCGTCTACCACGACAGCATGATCGGCAGCGGCGGCAGCCTCACCGTGTTTAATTTCGAGCTCGTGTGCGCTGTGCAGTCGATGACCGAGGAGTTTGCCCAGGACGCGCTCGACGATTTGATTAGCGGCGCTAACAGCGTGCCGGCAGCGATCGAGGCCGACCCGACCCTCGGCGGCGCAGCGACAACGTGCCAAGTTCGCCAGGCCGTTGACTACGGCGTGGTAGCCTTTGCAGATACCGAGTTTATCGGTGCCCGTTTTCTCGTGGAGGTAATTGCACGATGAGCAGCTACACCGTCACGTCACACAAACTTGTCGGCCATGAGCACGGCGATACCGTGACCGACGCCGACCTCGAGGGCGCAAACGTGCCCGCATTGATCGCAGCAGGCCACCTGGCCGAAGCGAAAGCGAAGAACAGCCGAAAGGCCAACCCAGAAAGTGAGGCCGACTGATGGCCGTTTTTCTTCAGAATGACGTTCAGGTCACCGTCAACTCGGTTGACCTGACCGACCACGTCGCAAGCATCACCTGGACCGAGAGCGCAGACGAGCTCGAGACCACGGCGATGGGTGACAACAACCGCACCCGCATCGGTGGACTCAAGGACGGCAGCGTTTCGATCGAGTTCCACCAGGACTTCGGTGCGTCGTCCGTCTACGCCACGCTCTACAGCTTGCTTGGCACGACAACGACCGTCGAAATGACGCCGACCAGCGGTGCGCTTGCAGCGACCAACCCGAAGCACTCCGCTTCGGCCCTCGTCACCGAGCTCCCCATCATTGACGGCAGCGTTTCTGACCTTGCCACCGTGTCGGTGACCTGGCCGCTGTCCGGCGCTGTGACGGTCACCACGAGCTGACATGCTTGATCTCTCCATCTCAACTCGACTGGCCGATGAGACGGAGCCAGTCACAAGCAAACCCACGATGGGCACGCTGCTCCAGCTGGAGCGGTACTTCAATCTGCCGAGCGCTATCGAAGCGTTGCAGCAGACAAAGATTGAGCATGTGGCGTGGCTGGCGTGGGAATCACGCCGGCACGCCGGGCTCGTCGTGCCGACCTGGGAAAAGTTTCGCGACACGCTGGTCGACATTGACTTTGACAGCGACAACGACACCCCTTTAGCCGAAGGGGAACCGCCTACGGCATAGCGTCGTTGGCACTCGCTACCGGGCAACCGATCAGCGAGCTTGAGAACGCTTCCCCGGCCGTTATTCGTGCGTTGCAGGCAATCCTGAAAGAGCGTCACCAGGCGCAAGAGAAAGCAGCACGGAGGCGCTGAC